TCCCTTGCTTCAAGTAACAAAATCATATCTTTTTGTGCTTGGTAATATTCATCACGTTTGCCCCTACCCAATTTCCACCTAATAGCTTCTATACATTCTTTGCGTTCTTTTTTTGCTATTATTTTGGCAAATTCTAATATTTCTTTTAAATAATCATATTGAAAATTAATTTCGCCATCTTCATCACAAAGTTCAACAAACATTCCAATTTCTATGATTTCATCTTTAGTCATTTTTTTGCAGTCTTAGCAGACTCTTTAAATTCTTTATAAGAATCAACCCATCCAAAAGCATATTTGCTTGAATCTTTAGGCTGAACATCAGATTTATTATTGTTTGGCAAAGAAGTATGGCTTGACAGCTTTATATCTGGCAAAGGTCTGGTAACCTGATTTAACAATAATTGTGTTGATATTATCATTTCTTTGCTGTCTTTGCAGACTCTTTAAATGCTTTTGCAGTTGGAGCACCCTTGCTACCAGGCTTTCTCATGTGCTCAACAGGCTTACCCTCTGCTTTTTCTTTTGCTATTCTTTGCTGTTTAGCATGAATATTCGCATAAAGTCCAGTCTTAGCCATCTATTCCTCCAATATTGCACAAATGTCTGCCTCTTGGATGATCTGGAATTCTTGACCATCAGCATCTTTAAAAATAGGAAAATCTAAATAAGTTCCATTCCCAAACTTAATAAAATCACCTACTTTTGTGTCCTCAACCATAGGGCCTATTGCAAAAACTGTGCCCTCATTAAACTTTTCTGTGTTCTCAACAATAATAATGTCTGAAAGTTTTCTGGTATTGGGCCTAACAGCAACTCTGTCTCTTAATGGATAAATCATGGGATTTGTCTCCCACTTAATTTAGGCCTACCAGGTTTCTTCTTCTCCTGTGCCTCTGCTTGTGAAACCAAATTATCAATGGTATCTGGCAAATCTGTGTGTTTTAGTGTAATTGTGGTTGGCAGAATTGGGTTATGCTCACCACACCAACTGCTTTCATTGGTGTTTTGAACCCCTGGGTATCTCTTACAAAGACCCATTCCTCGAAATCCATCTTGGGAAAAATACCTACAAGTCTTACAATGTTGAGTAGTCAATTCAAATCCTTATTATTTGGGTTGATTAGAAATACCCCTTAGACCTCTAATCTTTGGGGTATTTCGCTTTTTACATGCTGTCTTGTATATGTGGCATTCTTTCATGTGAATAGCACTCATGCTCTTTGGAGCCAGAGTTAAATTCACCAGTTTTGCCATCATTCATGCCCATGTGTGAGCCATCTCTGGAGCCAATGCTATCAGCCTTGCCCATACCCACGCCACCAACCAATTTGGCCTTACGCTCACCAGACATATCTGAGCTGTTAACACCCTTGGGAATTTTCTCTCCAGACATACCTTTTGTGCCTTTTAAGCTATTTGGGCCTGTTTCCATGCTTTTTTTCTCACCAGTTCTATCTGATGATTTAGCCCCTTTAGGCTCTTTTTCCATTCCATAATATCCCATTTTTTGTTCCTTGCAAGTTAAAAATTGGAGCCTCAATTATCCCAAATCACTATCTCTTGTCAAGTGAATTTTGTTTTCTCTGATGGCTTTTTGTAATTTTTCTTCTTCTTCTTTTAAGATTATATATAAGAAAAAAGCCCAAATACTAGCCATAAAAACAAAAGCTCCAACCATTAAAAGCATAGAAATAATTAGGAAATTAGTCATTTAATCTTTCCAATAGCTTATCAGTTAGGTCTACAGACATTTGAACAATTTCATCTGGCTCCCATCCTGAACTAGGCCACAAAGTGGATAAAAGCCCACATAAAACCTTTCCTGCAATCATAGCCCTTAGATCCCTTTGGTTCAAGAAATCTTGATGTAACTCCTCAAATCTAGCCTCTATTTGTTCATCATAGTTCATGCCATATCCTTTGCTAATTCTTCCAATTCAGGCCTAAATCCACTTAAATCCACTTCCAACTCTATTCTTTTTTTATATCTTTTAATCATTAGCTCAACTTCTCTAAGCCTGTAAACAATCTGAATGTCTGGGCATTTTTTGTAAATAGCTTGAAGTTGCTGTTTTCTTTGTTCTAAAAGTTCAATCATTTAACCAACTCCACAGATATTAATTTTGTTTTATCAGCATTCCAAACTGCCTTAACCAAAATATTTTCTTTTATTGTCCACATTTCTATGATGTCTTCAAGTTTTATTCTGTATTCAGTATTTTCATCCCAATTTGGATAAGGAGCATCATCCCAATCTTCATGATTTCTTTTCCGTTGAATCTGAGCACCATCTGCCCAAGCATGTATTAAGTCTGCGTGTTTATGTTTCATGCTAATTCCTTGTTAAACAAATAATCAAATACTTGTTTGTTTGCTATGTAGTAACCTTTATTCCAGTGGCAATATAAAATAGGAACATTAAATTTTTCTCTCAAAATTGCTAGATCCCTTTTAAATGTTGCTTTTGAAATCTTAAGTGTGTCAATAAATACCTTTTGTGGAACAGCCATTCTGATATTTAATAATTGATTGTAAATTGGTAATCTTTTAATCATTCTTGTCCCCTTGCTTGTAAAGAGTTTGTATAAATGTCTTGTAATTGCTTTGAAAGTTTATTCGAGTGATATGCCATTAGATCCATCAACCTATCCACTGATCTTACAAAACCCGTATCCCGCCTTGTCATCTGTCTGCGCCATACCCTAATCTTCATTCTTGTCCCCTTGCTCTAATTTTGAACGCCATATTTTTTATATGCTCATCAGTAACTATGTTGTTGTAAACATAATCACACAATTTTGCGCACTCCTCACGTTCCCATTTAGATCCCTCATCAAATGCATTGGATACCAGTGCAAATATATTAGAGTCATTGATGCCCCTGTCTTTTAATCCATCTATAAATTGTTCTTTATTCATACAGCCCTCATTACTCTTTGTTGTTTGCCAGAATTACCCTTTCTAGTATCACCATTTGCCTCTATAAAGCCTTTTCTAAGCAATGGAGCATATCTAGCAGTAATTGAGCTGTATTTATGTTTTGGGAACAATTCTAAGACCTCATCAGAAATGCAACCTTTTTCTCCAAATGACTTTATTGCCTCATAAACTATGTTTTCAAGTTTTGTTGTGTCTACAGTCTTGGCTGAATCTTTAGAGGTTTTGGGGTCAGTCTTTCTAGCTAATAACTTTGCATCTGTTCCAAATGCTGGGTGACTAAAGAATTTTTTGTTAATTTCATCAAAAATAGTAAATTGCATAATTAGTTCCTTATTAAAAAAATGATTGGGAGTTTTTATGCTCCCCCAAATTAAAACCCAATATCATCCTCTTTTTCTCTTTTGTCCCAAGTTCTTTCTCTTGGAGGATTAATCCAAGCCCAACCATTCCAAGGAGGCTCACAAACAGGCAATGACTCTATCTTAAGCATGTGACCTTGAGGTGTATCAAAAATAAAACCAAGTCTATGGTATTTATTTTTTTTATTTCCCTCTTTGTCAGTATAAGAACCCACAATAGTGGTTAACTCTGAAATCATCTTAGACATTTAAACTCCTTAATTTATTTACTTTCTCTTCAACTTCTCTCAAAAACACAATCACTTCTTGTTCTAATTCAGCCAAATAAGCCTCATCCAACTCTACTCTTTTACAAAATAATTGTAAGTTTTCTGGCATTCTAGGGTCATAACTTACAAAGTCTGTCCATTTGGTTTCTGTACAACCCATTTGCCAAGTCATTTGAATGATGTATTTGCTAGGCACTTTTTGAGATAACAAAGTATCTAGGTGTGTGGCGGTATTTGGACACTTAATCTCTATGAGACCTCCATCTACCAATCCATCAGGTGATGCCCCAGACATTTCAATTTTTGGGTGAGGCACAAAACCAACTTGATTGACCATGCAGTTGTATTTGACCTCATATGCCGCCCTTGCCAATGGCTCAGTCTCAGTACCCCATTGCATAGCTGAATTACTATAAGACTCCACAGGCTTACCAGTGAGCCTTTCACAGACCAATTGAGCCATGTAGTTATCTCTTGATGTGGAATAGCCTGATTTGGTCTTGGCTACTATATCAGCAACTCTGGAAGCTGTTACCTTTCCAAGTCTGGCCTGAAACCATTCATCTGTGCCTTGTTCTATTTCCATTATTTAACCTCCAATTTTTTTTTCATTTTGTCTTTAACAGCAATTACTTTTAATTGCCATTGCTTGTCACCATCAGTTGCTGATATAGCTTGAACAAAGTTTTTCTGCAATTCAGACAAGTCTTGACTTTGAGCTATTGCCTCCAACCAATCAGCCATTTCTGATTCATTTACATTGGATTTGGGTTCTGGTTTTCTGGAAGCTAAATTGCCATCGTCATCCTCTGGAGCTATGCCACAGGCACTCATCAGGCTGTACCGCCTTGCATAAGTCAAAGCACTGCCATAGCCTTGTGGGTCTTGTTTGCTTGCTGGAACACTCAAAATGCCATTAGCCATGCTTTCACCAGACTCATGCACAAATATAGTTTCAATAGCCACACCATTTTCACTTGGATGTAGCTTTTGCATTAAAGCAATTCCATTATTGTTTAAGGCATCAATTACAGCCTCCACACAGGCTGAGAGATCTGCATAACGTGATTTAAAGTGTGGATTGGTAGAAGTCTTTAGTGCAGGGCCAAATTCCTTTTGAGCCTTTACAAATGCTGAATGAATTGTTTTCATATTGTGTTCCATATAATTAATAAAAATAAACAAAAACCTACACAAACACATCCAATAATTACAATCTTGTCATCTTTATCAAATGTGTCTTTTTCAAAGCTAGGTTCTGGGTTTTCAGGAAAGGCCTCTGATAAAGTCCTTGGAAAGTTTTTGGTTGTGGGATTAATATTCCCTTTTCTAAATTTAATTGTCATCTTCATACTCCTCTGGCTCACAGTTTGGGCAACCTGGATGATCTGGGTCTTGGCAATGTGGGTGAGCAAAATAATGTGATTCATATCTTTTTTGGTAAAAGATTTGAGCTTTTAATTCTTGGATTTCTAAATCCTCATCTTCAAAATATCTTTTATTACACATAATTATTTCCTTAATTTAAATTTAATTAAAATATCAGTTTGCTTTCCTGATGTTTGTAATGGTACATCAAAATTGACTGTATTTTGTAGATGGTTTCCCTAAAATACAAAAAAACCATAAAAATAACAAAAATAGTACATTTATGTGTACAATAAGCAACATGACAAAAGAAAAAGCCATATTACTTGCCGGATCACAAAAAAAACTTGCTGACCTTTTAGGGGTTACTAAACAAGCTGTGAACAATTGGGTTGATATACCCAAGGGCAGAGTATGGCAATTGAGAGTTTTAAAGCCTGAATGGTTTGATGAAACACCAAGGTTTTAATGTAGAATAATTTGAAACTGGGCTAGATAGGGATTGATCCCCCTTTCGAAAAGAGTACCTCCCTCCTGCCATAGTTTCTTTTTCAGGAGGTTTGCGAGGGCATTTAATGCACTATTATCAATTTAACATTGGTGACTATCAAAGTCACACAGCCCATCTTTCAGAAA